CCATAGGCTGTGCCTAGAGGCTGTTATGTACTTTTCGGAAGGCTTGGTGCAGTAGAGATGGATGAACATCTTTCGCAAGCCGTATCCGTCTGATGTATCTGACGATGAGTGGAGCTTGGCGATCCCGTATTTGACGCTGATGCGGGAGGACGCTGAACAGCGCTTGCATCCGCTGCGGGAGTTGTTCAACGGCCTGCGCTACGTGGTGCGCAACGGGATCATCTGGCGGGCGATGCCGAACGACCTGCCCCCCTGGCACGCGGTGTATCAGCAGGCGCAGCGTTGGCTGGCGGCGGGCTGCTTCGAGGCGTTGGCGCAGGATCTGCGGGCCATCCTGCGTCTGGCGGCCGGCCGCGAGGCGGAACCGACGGCGGCGATCATCGACAGCCGCACGCTGCGCTCGACGCCGGAGAGCGGCCAGAGGGCAGGCTATGACGGCGCCAAACGCAAGAAGGGGTCCAAGCTGCACATGGCGGTGGACACGCTTGGCCATCTGCTGGCCCTGCACGTGACACCGGCAGATGTCGATGATCGCGCGGAGGTGGCACGCCTGGCCGAAGCCATCCAGGACGCGACCGGCGAGAGCGTCAACCTTGCCTATGTGGATCAAGGGTATACTGGCGAGAGGGCGGCCGAGGCGGCACAACAGCACGGTATCACGCTGGAGGTCGTCAAGCTTCCCGAGGCCAAACGCGGCTTCGTGCTGCTGCCCCGCAGATGGGTTGTCGAGCGCTCCTTCGCCTGGGCCACACGGTGCAGACGGTTGGTCAAGGATTATGAGCGTTATCCGCAGACCTTGGCAGGGCTCCACATCGTCGCCTTCGTAACTTTCATGCTCAAAAACGCCGCTCTGCTCGCAGCAGGTGCATAACACCCTCTAGGAGTTCAAGCTCTCGCATGCCGACTGCATTCACCCCCGTTTCCCATTTCTGGACGGTCGTGAAGTGACGGCCAATCTTGGCAGCAACTTGCTCCAGGGTAAAGCCAAGGGTCGTGCGCCATTTCTTTAGATAGGCCGACATAGGCAAAAGCTGATGACGAAAGGGGCGGCGGTCTAACGATGAGTCGTCTAGACGGGAATAAGTCCGCGCAGAACGTATTTGACCCGTCTTTGATTGAGCGTCTAGCATGGGGACATGACCCTTCGGGAATGGCGCACGCGGGCGGGTTTGACCCTGGAGCAGATGGCACTCCTGCTCGGCGGGGTGCATTTCACGACCGTCCAGAAGTGGGAGCTGGGCATCAACATGCCCGACGCGACGATGGTGGCGCGGATCGAGAAGGCCACCCACGACCAGGTTCGTGCGTCCAGTTTCAAGCGGCAGAAGCGCTCGAAGCGGCGTCCATATGGTGCCGGGACGGCGGCAACGGAGGAGCAGGACCGAGGGCGCGCACATGGATAAGCGGTCAAGACAGCCGGAAATCGCATGTTGTGCTCGCCCCGACCCTTTCGCCGCAGTGTCTAAAGTTGGCAATAAGCCAATAGTTCCGTGGCGTGCAAGTGACAAACGGGCACAGAGTCACGCTAAAATAACGCGGTCAGAGGTTACACTCCGCAATATTGCATGGGTATGGGTGCTGTGAGCGCGGGCCTTGCGCTCAAAGGTGGGCGGGCGCGGCCGCGCAACTTGCGGCTTACGGACATGAAGCCCGAGCGCGAGCACCCGATGCAAACGCGGGTGGCGGGCGTGCTGCGGCTGGAGCTGGCGCCGGCCGGGAAGGTCAGCGGTTGGGGCGTCGTCTGGTATGCGATCGACCACGCACACTATGGCGGCGAGGTTCCGGGCATTCGTATCGGTCGCGGAATTGTGGCTGGTGTGCCTGATCTCTTCATCCTGTGGCGCGGGCGCGGCTACTTCATTGAACTGAAGGCCAAGGACGGCATCGTGTCCGCGCCGCAGCAGGCGGTGATGTCGGCCATTCTGGCCGGCGGCGGGCATGTCGGCATCGCGTGTTCCGAGTGGGACGTGCTGCGGCTGGTGGATGCCTGGCACATCCCGCGCGCCGGGCGGGTGCATATGCCGGCGGTAAGGGCGCTGCCCGAGGCGGTGGCGTCATGACCGGCACCGCGATGTTCGCCGAGCTGGAATTGCCCGAGGGCTGGCGGTCGGACACGCGGCTGTTCGAGCTGCTGGAGGACGCGATCATCGAGGCCGAGTGCGGCTGGCTGCAATGCAGCTCCGGGCTGGGCTTCGCGCTCGCCTGCATGATCCAGAAGAACGAGCGGGTGGACTACCGCACGGCGATTGCGGGGAAGATTTGCGAGATGGTGATGACGGTCGCGATGACCGGAAAAGTCCCAGGGGGGAGGCTGCAATGAGCGTTGCTGCAACGCAGAGAACCGGCCAATATGCAGAACGCCCGGCCGCTGGAAACGGTCGGGCGCCTGAAATGGAAACCAATCGGCACCTGCCGGTGCTCAAGCTGGGAAAGCGTGGTTGCCCCCAGTTTGAACACCTCTCGGGCCGCAACGCAAGAGGTGTGTCTATGACAGATCAATCATCGGCCAAGCGTGGCCGGTTACGGCGTGTTGCGCGGCTCAAGGCTGCGATGGCCAGCGGAAACCACACATTCGAGGAATGGTCATTCCTGCAAGCGTATTGCGGTGGCAAATGCGTCGGGTGCGGGGCGCGGTTTATTCTGGCGCGTGAGGCTGGCGAGTATCTGTTGCCGGATGCAACACGCGAGCCTTGGGAATGGGAGAGGTTTACCAAGGACCATGTGAAGCCGCTATTCTGTGGCGGCTCGAACTCCATAGACAATATTCAGCCGATGTGCCGGGGCTGCAATTCGGCCAAGGGCACGTCAGAACGGGATTGGCGCCCGCGAGGGTGGCGGGAAGCATTGGACCGCGCGCTGGCTGAGGGTTGGGAGCGCCCGCCGCAAATGTGCATTGGCTGCCCGCCAGGCTGCCGGGAGTGTGTGGAATGAGCACACCGCATATTGCCTGGGCGTTCGCGCAGCGTGACCTGACGGCGGCGCAGCGGGTGGTGCTGATCGCGCTGTCCGAGCGGGCGAACGGGGAGCGCACCTGTTTTCCATCGGAGGAAACGCTGGCGACGGATTGCGAATTGTCGGTGCGCTCGATCGCCGCTGCGGTGAAATATCTGCACCATGATCGGAAGCTGATTGAGCTGGTGACGGACCCTGAAAAGCGCCAGGAGATACTAGCGAAGGCCGGGGCCAAAATCAGCGCAAGAGTGAATGTTTACCGTATCTTGCGGCCTGTGGATGGTGCAAAATCTGCACCCTACAACGGGCATGATAGTGCAAAATCTGCACCTATACCCATCGATGCTGCAAAATCTGCACGTTCGAACCCCTCCGATGGTGCAAAATCTTCCAATCAATCGTGCAAAAAACGTGCGTTTGAGCATGCACCGTTTGCACACGAATCCCTTAATGAATCCCTACATGAAAAAAGAGGCGCTGGCGCGCCCGAAGCACCGACTCAAGATTCGCCGGGGAAGGCAGCAAGCCAGCCAAGCAAGCCAGCGGCTCATGACGAACCTCCCCCAGCATCACCACCGAGCGGGCCGTCCTACGACCCGACGTTCACCAGCGACGGCGAACCCAAAGCAACCGCCGAGGGCGTCCACCGCGCAGCCATGGCAGCCATCCGCGCCCTAACCCACGTCGAATACGCACCAGGCCGATCGCCGGCGCTCACCCGCAACGAGCAGATCGACGTCGCCACCAAGCCGCTCGCCCCGCTCGACGCGCCATTGCCCGCAATCCATCCGGCCGTCGCACCGCACGTCCTCGCCGCACGCCGCGACCTGGCCGAACGCGCCGCCCAACGCCAGGCGGCCTACGCATGAGCGCCCACGCCATCCGACCCGCCGCACACGTCTGGCAACCGGCAGACGACGATCGCCTCGCCGAGCTGTGGGACGAGGGACTGTCATCCGTCGCCATCGCCAAGCGCATGGCAACCACCAAGGGGTCCATCCTCGGCCGCGCTCACCGCCTGGAGTTGCCCAAGCGCCCATCGCCAATCCCATCCCCGGACCAACGCCTCAAAACCGCAACCGATCGCGCCAATGCACTGGCGAGGGCTGTGGCTAGGCTCAACAGCACCGTAAAAGCCACAAGGCTGCCCGCACAGGCCGATCAATCGCTCGCCGCGTCCCAACACCCAACCGCTCCGGAAACGCCGTCAGCGGGCAACGTCGGGGCTGTGGAGGGCATGTCACAAACCGCCCCATGGGCCGCTAACGACAACCGCAACGCCTGCCAATGGCCCATCGGACATCCAAAGCACGCCGGCTTCCGCCTGTGCAACGCGTCGGCCGAACCGTCAAAGCCATATTGCCTCGTCCATTGCCGCATCGCGTTCATCGGATACCGACGACAAACCGATCCCCTCAGCGTCGCAATCGCCTTCAACGAAAAACACAAACCATGGAGATGATTCGCTACCGCTGTGGATAACTCTTGCCAACCTATTGATTCATCGCGTAAACCGCAGCCGCGCAAATCGACCCCAACAGTGACAGATGCAATGTCCAATCGCAGTTTGCAGGCTCTCAAGTCTTGGAAGCCAGGTCAAAGCGGCAACCCAAAAGGGCGGCCGAAACTGGCGCACGATGTCATCGCATTGGCCAGAGATCTCACGCCGATCGCCATCAATGTTCTGTCCCGCATCATGCAAAACCCGAACGAAGCTGGCAGCGTGCGCGTCTCAGCAGCCAGCATCATCCTCGATCGCGGATGGGGCAAGCCATTGCAAACGCTCGCAACTCCCGATGGCAACTCGCCAATATCGTTGCACCTTCTCGCAACCCAGTTCGTCGGCAAGCAGCTTCTCGCCGAACGCGCCGAACAGCCGCTTCCGCCTACGATACAACACGAAGGCGACACGAACGGTCAAGCCGCCTTCGATCTGAACGCACCGCCGCCGAATGAATGAACATGGGCCGAGTTCATGCACGCTGGGGGCATTATCGGGGGCATGATGGAAATCAACGGCGTTCATGGCCTAGCGTTATCAACGCATTAGTGTCTGCGTGTGACGGAGGGTATATCCGTCGAAACGCCCAAACGCCCCGATGAGCGAGACCGAGACCGCCCCGCGCGACTGGGCAGCGGCCATTGCCGCATCGCCCAACCCGTTCCTCACCGCAGCAACGCGCTACGTCCGCGCGCCCATCGGGTTCGTGCGTGAGGTGCTGCATGCCGAGCCTGATCCGTGGCAGATCGAGGCGTTGCGGGCGATAGCCAGAGGACACACCAGAGTCGCGATTCGTTCCGGGCACGGCGTAGGAAAAACTGCCCTTGCAGCCTGGGCAATGCTGTGGTTTGCCAATACTAGAACCCCATTCAAGATTGCAGTCACAGCCCCGACCGCACCGCAATTGTTCGATGCGTTATGGCCGGAAACCGTGAAGTGGTTCAACCTGCTGCCGTCCGCCTGGCGCGATCTGTGGACGATCACGTCCGATCACATCACGCTCAAGGGCAATGACGAGTGTTTCATTACGGCGCGGACGAGCCGGCCGGATAAGCCGGAGGCCATGGCCGGGTTACATTCGGACCATATTCTGCTGGTTGCTGATGAGGCCAGCGGCATTGACGAGGCGGTGTATGAGGCGGCCGGGGGATCTATGTCCTCGACTGGCGCTGTGACGCTGCTCATTGGCAATCCCACGCGGTCATCGGGCTTCTTCTGGCGGGCGCACATGATGGAGCGGGATCGGTGGTTCACCATGAAGGTGAGCAGCGCCGATAGTCCCAGGGTGGCGCCTGCGTTCGTTGCCGAGATTGCCACGCGCTATGGCCTGGACAGCAACGCGTATCGCATTCGCGTGCTGGGCGAGTTCCCTGTTGCCGACGCCGATACCGTCATACCCGCCAGCCTCGTCGATGACGCCATGCGGCGCGACGTGGCGCTGGACCCGACTGCGGTGGAGATCTGGGGTGTCGATGTGGCCCGCTTCGGATCGGACGCGTCGGTCCTCATCAAGCGGCGCGGGAATGTGGTGACGGAGATGCCCCGGCGCTGGCGGCAGTTCGATACGATGCAGTTGGCGGGGGCGCTGAAGGCGGAATACGACAGCGCACTGACCAGCCGCCCGGCGCTGATCGTGATCGATGTCATTGGCATTGGCGCGGGGGTGGTCGATCGGCTGCATGAGCAGAACCTTCCGGTGCTGGGCGTCAATGTTGGGGAGGCGGCCAGCACCACTGGGCGTTTTGCCCGGCTGCGCGATGAGCTGTGGATACGGACGCGGGAGTGGCTGGAGAGCCGTGCGGTGCGGCTGCCACGGGATGATCAGTTGCGGGATGATCTGGTGGCGCCCCGCTATGCGTTTCTGAGCGATGGTCGGTTGCAGGTGGAGAGCAAGAACAGCATGCGGGCGCGGTCGTTGGCGTCGCCGGACAGTGCGGATGCCCTCATCCATACGTTCGCGGAGCAGGGCTTGGGGATTGCGAGCGGCATGACCAGCGGGCTGCACGACAGCAACCCGGTGCGGATGGACCTTACAGCGGGGGACTATGTATGACGCCCCTGGCCCAGATGATCGTGAACTCAGACTTGGCGGTACGGGTGCCGACCACGCCCGAGCTTCAGACCAGCGACTGCCATTGCTTCGAGGTTTCTGAGGTGCTGCCACTGATCGGCGAGCTTGTCGGCAATGTGCAATGGCGGGCGCGGGAAGATCCATACCTGTTCCTGCCCTCGCCAATTACATGGATCGAGCACCGGACACGCAATGGCCGCAATGGGTCGTTGCTTTACAAGAACCCGAATGGCCGCATCAAAATCAACCTTGATCACGACGATGCAGCATGGATCGAGGAGCCGGTCGTCGTGCGGTTTCTGGCTTATAATTCCGACGACGGGGATTTGCTGTTTTGCCAGAACCTGATGTTTTTCGGATTGTCAGCGGACGGCCGCTTCTATACCGGCCAGCACGCGATACTGGATGACGGCACCAAATTCGATGACATGGAGCTGATGGCGCGCGGTCGGCATATGGCCGCAGCACTGGCGCTTATTAACACGCCGCGCATCATCGGGCGCCGCCAGCACATGCCCCACCAAGGCATGCAGAGGAAGATCGCGGCGGGCAAGAAGATGGTGGGCAAGTTCCCGCTCAAGGCGTGGACTGAGATCAAGCTGGAGGTCATGCCGCCGGTGATTGATGGTGGCCAGCATGAGGCGCG